CAGCTAAATGATTTCGAACTTGCTGACAGACTTTTTAAGGTTGCACGACGAATCGATCTTAAGGGAAAAAATACGAACAAGCCTCATTGATTGGGCGGCGGATATTATGCTAACCTCAGGTCTCGCGCTATCCGCTCATCACCGCCGCCTGTTGAACAGCCTGGATCTGGTTACGCGAGGCCACGTCAAGCGCCTCATGATACTGATGCCACCGGGCAGTGCCAAATCCACCTACGCTTCGGTTATATTTCCTATATGGTGGTTCATTCAGCATCCACGATCGTCGGTGATCGCTACCTCTCACACGGCCACTCTTGTCGAACATTTCAGTCGACGTATCCATACGTTGATCGAGGAAAATCGGTTTCGACTCGGCTTTGATATCCAGGCTAATGATCGATCGAGTTCTCATTGGCGAACCAGTACCGGTGGGGAGTATTTCGCGGCCGGTGTTCGGGGTGCCATCACGGGACGCCGTGCCGACCTGGTCATAATAGACGATCCCGTGAAGTCAATGAGCGAAGCGGATAGCGCGAAGCGCCGCCAGTATGTCTGGGATTGGTACACAGCTGAGTTGATAACTCGCCTTAAACCGGACGCTCGCGTTGTCATCGTAATGACAAGGTGGCACGAACAGGATCTGGGTGGCCAATTGATTGCCCAAAGCAATGAAGACTGGCATGTGCTTCGACTGCCCGCGATAGCAGAGGACGATGATCCAATAGGACGCCCACCTGGCGCTCCGTTATGGCCTGAGTGGGAAACACTGGAAGCACTTAAGGAAAAGCGGGCAGTAGTAGGAGACCGAGTATGGTCAGCGCTGTTCCAACAGACCCCACTTCCACCCACGGGGCGCCTCTTCGATGTAAGCCTTCTCCGAAGAATCGGCAGCATTCGCCCTGATCGACGTTCTTCCCGACGTGTGGTGCGCGCGTGGGACCTCGCGGCCACGCTCCCAACCGAGCAGCATGACCCGGACTGGACTGTGGGACTGAGGCTGGCACTGGACGAGGACGGACAATATATAGTCGAAGACGTCGTAAGGCTGCAGGCGACCTATCGGTCTGTTCAGCAGACCATTCTGGCTACCGCCCGAGCGGACGGTCATTCGGTTGTCGTAAGTCTCCCCATTGATCCCGGTCAGGCGGGCAAGGCTCAGATCGTGGAATTGTCGTCACTATTGGCCGGATATCAGGTTTACTCATCACGGGAACAAGGATCGAAACTGTCGCGGGCCACGCTCGCCGCCGCGCAGATTGAAGGCGGTAATTTCTTGGTCCAGGAGGACGTTTGGACACAGGGCTTTATTGATGAGCTGAGTTCGTTTCCCCAAGGGGCAAAGGACGATCAGGTTGATGCACTGTCACGCGCATTTATCACTCTTACCGACCTTCCAAGTCGCGGCCGCCGCTTATTCGTGCCGTTTAATGTGCGCTAATATCATGATATATTTTAAGAAGGGCGGGCGTCCTTAACTCCATGTATGATACAATTTGCGACCTGGTCTCGCGCGATCCGGATTATCCGACGCGTTCCTGGATACTCGAGGCACTGACGCGGGCCCTTAATGGGCAGCTATATGACGTCTTGCCATATGATTTTCACGAAGAACGTAGCTCCTCTGGGGAGTATATCCCATTACGAAAACGGAGACCATCTGTCAGATATCCACTATGCCGCGTTGTCGTTGAAGATAGTGTATCTCTTTTATTCAGTGAAGGCCATTTCCCGACGATCGACTGCCCTGATCAAATTATTCGGGGTTCCATAGCCGGCATCGCTCGCGATTCTCACCTGAACATGGTGATGACCGATGCCGCGATCCGAGGTTCAGTTGGATCAGTAGCGATTCTGATGAAAGTGCTTAATGGTAGAATATTTTTCCAGGTGATGGATTCGATATATCTCACACCTACTTGGAATCCCAGAGAGCCTGACACTCTCTTGATGATCACAGAACGCTATAAGGTAGCGGGAGCACAACTTTCCAACAGTGGGTACGATATTCCAGACCGCACCATAGACTATTGGTTCCAAAGGTCCTGGGACGACGACGCGGAAACATGGTTTCTTCCTTCAGCCATATCAGACGGACTTCCAACTGAAGTTGACATGACCCGCACTGTGCGGCACGGACTTGGATTCGTGCCAGTCGTTTGGATCCGGAATCTCCCTGGTCATTCTGCTACAGGCGATCCAAATGACGGCATGTGTACCTTTCGGTCTGCGATCGACACTCAGATTGAGATTGACTATCAATTGAGTCAAGCGGGCCGTGGCCTGAAATACAGCAGCGATCCGACTTTACTGCTCAAAGAACCGATTGGTGCCGACTCGGAAATCATAAAAGGGGCCGGAAACGCTCTTGTGGTGAGCGAGAAGGGCGATGCGCGTCTTTTGGAAATTGGAGGCACAGCGGCAGCGGCCGTGATTGAATATGTTCGCACTCTCCGAGAGCTTGCTTTGGAAAGCATTCATGGCAATCGTGCCAGCCCAGAGCGCCTCACCTCCGCTCAGTCCGGACGCGCGATGGAACTCATGAACCAAGGGCTACTTTGGCTTGCCGACAACCTTCGTATTACCTATGGGGAAGTGGCGTTACTTTCGATGGCTCGAATGATTGTTCAAGCATCCACGCGGTACACACTACGAACTACCAAAGGAGACGTGCCCCCGATGGATCCAACAACCGCGCTGTCGTTGAAGTGGCCTCGATGGTATCCCATGTCGGCCTCAGATCGCCAGCTCGACGCAACAACTCTCACGACTCTCATGAAATCCGGATTGATCAGCCGGGCAAGCGCGATTAAAGCCATCGCTGACGCATACGACATCGACGATGTAACCACTGAGTTGGCGCAATGCACAGCTGAACAAACCGAAGGACAAATAAATGGCTGATACGACATCAGATACTGACACAACGGACGATCAGGACGACAATCTCCGATCCAGGCTCGACCGGCTGGAGCGGGAGAGCGAGGAGAATCGGCGGTTGAGCGATCACCGTGTCGCGTTGGCTGAATTAAAAGTCGAGGCGATGCGCGCTGGGATTGTTGATATGGACGGATTGAGATTCCTGGACACTGGTCAGATTCACCTGGATGAGGATGGTGTGATCGCCGGCGCCGGTGAACTGATCGGCCAATTGAAACGCTCCAAACCGTGGTTGTTCGCGGCCCCATCGTCGTCCAGCGTCGCTAAAGTGCCGCCGTCAAGACCAGCGCGTCAGAAGATGGCTAAGGACATGACCGATGCGGAGTACAAAATCGCCCGAGCAAACATAATAAAGAATTTCTCTACCTGAACGAGAGAGTTCGGTTTTTGATAACGCATACGACGATTTCAATCACTAAAGGCTAAGATCTTATGGGTATCCAGAATTTTCCCGCGGCCCTCCAGCCCATTATTCAACAAGGCTTCCTGGAGCGTGAATTCGAACAGGCTCTTGTGTCGCGCCTCGGCTACAGAGCATGCGCCGATCGCGAAGATATTGCCGTCGGAATCGGTGAGACTTTAACCAAAACCCGCGCGGGGCTTCGCCCAACGGTTACTGTTCCATTGTCTCCCGCCACCAACACCAACCTTGACAATGGACTGACACCTGGCAACTGGGGCGTAGAGCAATATACCATTACCATCAATCACTATGCCGCTACCGCGGACCTGAATATGGTCACCTCTCGGGTGGGAATCGCCTCTCAGTTCCTGCAGAATGCCTATACTAACGGGGAGCAAGCCGCACGAAGCCTTGACGAACTGGCAAGGAACGCCCTTTTTTCGGCCTACTTTGGTGGCAATACGCGGGTGCGCACGACGCTTACAAGTGCTGGTGTGGCCGTAGCCGTCGATGATATTCGCGGCTTTCAATTCGCTTTCGTTAACGGCGTCCAGCAGAGCATCAGTGCTTCAGCACCACTCACCGTCACAATCGGCTCGAATGTTTATACGACAGTTAGCGCGGCCGCGGATACGTCCAATGTATCCACGACCTGGGGCGGCATGTCTGGGGTGTTGACACTGTCCGGGAGTGTGTCCGTCTCGGACGGTACAGCCGGGAATACCATCCTGTCCGCCACCGCCTCTTCCATCATGCGTCCCTCCGGCCGAGGGAATGTCTCACAACTAATAGCAACTGATACGCTGACAATGTCATGCCTTCTCGATTCCGTCGCCCGCTTGCGCGTCAACGCCGTTCCGGAGATCGATGGTGCGTACAATTGCTATCTGGATCCCGTTTCCGCCCGCCAACTATTTTCAGATCCGGACTTCAAGCAGCTATTTCAGGGCGCGACTTCGGCGAACCAGGTCTTCCGCAAGGGAATGACAAACGATTTTCTGGGCCTGCGTTTCATGCCGACCACCGAGGTATTCGTACAGCCGCATCCATTACTCGCTAACGTGATGATCCGTCGTCCAATTATCTGTGGTCAAGGAGCCCTGATAGAGGGCGATTTCGCGGGAATGGCCGCCGATGATGTGGCGCCGTCGGATTCGATTGTCACAATGGTAAACGGGGTCGCCATGGTCACCCGAGAGCCTATCGATCGTCTGCAGCAAATCATCGCCCAGTCATGGTACTGGATGGGAGGTTATTGCGCCCCTTCGGATACGACAACAAATCCAACGACCGTACCAACCTCGACAAACGCCTCGTACAAGCGCGCGGTAATGGTGGAACACGTCGGCTAATTCGAAAGGAATCAGGCTGTGTCAATAGGATCTAGTACACCATTTCAGCCGGTTACGACGGTTGCGCTGACATCGAGCACTGCTTCGGCTAACATTCAACTTATAGGGAGTGGTGAGACTGTTCTGATCACAAACTCGGCCCCTTCGCTGGCATTCGTCCGATTTGGATCTGATCCTACCGTGCAGGCAACCATTCCGACGGTGCAAGGAACGCCTGGCGACACACCCGTCCTTCCAAACACCAAACTGCTCCTTCGGTGCGGTCCAATTGTTTCTTATTGCGCGGCGATTCTGAACTCTGGCAGCGGGACCGTCATGTTCACCCGTGGCGATGGATCGAGTAGTTGACGGCCCTAACTGACGCCGAAAGAATTGACACGAGGCGTCATTGCGGATATCCCGCTTACGGTGGCGCGCCTAGCGGCTTTTCGTCCTGGCGGTTTTTTCAGGTTTATGGATTGCTGGAGTACCGCATCAATAATCTGGCGGACGGCGAAGTGAGCGTGGTTCGGACGTATCTGGGGACGCTTTCGGGTCTTGAATCCGCGATACCTCGATCTTCGGATAACCTTGATACTGATCAGGCCGCTGTCTGGTCGAGGAACCAAAACGAGTACCGCGACCGTGAGGAGCTTTTTGACCGTTGGCGGCTGCGTTTGTGCGCATTCCTCGGAATTCCACCCGGACCGGGATTTCGCTCCAATTCTCCAAGCATCGTGGTCTGAGATGGATGTGGATCACTTGCAGGATCGCCTGTACTGGGGATTAAACCGTACAGCAAGCATCCTGGGCCGGGTGACGGATGCTTACAGACCGCACGGCGCCGCTGACCCTCTTGATCGATCGAACCGATACCTTCAATTACCGGCTGCGTTCAGCCGCTCCGATGGAAATTTTGCTCAACCTACTGGTTACGGAGTCGCGGTGTGGCGCGGGCATTTTGACGCATCCTACACTCGAACCGGAGACTATCTGGTACAGGAACACGATATTTGGTTCATTGCCGC